ATCGCCAACGAGAAGCCAACGATTGTTGTGCGTACACGTACCGTTTATACTCGTTATTCCAACTTGCTTCAGCCAATGCAGCGGTTCACAGATTCTGACACAGCTAAAGGCGGCTTCCAGAATTTGATGTTCAATGGTGTGCCCATCATCAGTGATTCGCATTGTCCTGCAAACCACTTGTTTTTCTTAAACGAAAACCACCTGTGGCTGTGCTACCACCCAGAAAGAAACTTCTCATCTGAGCCTTTCTTGAAGCCAATTAACCAACAGGTTAAAACTTCTAGAATTCTGTGGATGGGTGCTTTCGGATCGAGCAACAACAGACTTCACGGCAAGATGTCTGCACTGACCGCTTAATTGCGGTTGGTTTTTGTGTTTTGTTTTTTGATTAAACAATTTAAATGAGGATAAAAATATGTCATTTTACTCAGATACCCCAGTTCTTTTCGGTGGTGTTTCTGCAACTACCCTTACTCCTGGCTCCAAAGATCCAGAAGTAGGATCACGAGTGAACTATCAAGGCAACATTTATGTTTATGCATACAATGCTGCAAGCGATAGTGCTGCTTATCCCGGTATGGCTTGTACTCCAGTAGCCGGAGCAACAGCTTATTCCTTCACGATTTCCACAACTGCTGGCCTTGATGTTCCACTTGGTGTTGTTCGCAATGCAACTTTTGCAACAGGCGCCTATGGTTGGCTCTTGACCAAGGGATTTGGTCCTGCTTATAATTCAGCTGCAATCGCTGCTGGAACTGCACTACAACCTGCTGCCAATGGTCTTTGGACAACTGGCGCAACTTTTAGTGTTGCTAAATTGCTTGTAACAACTTCGGCTGCTACAAACATCACTGGTGGAGCATATTTCAACTTATAATTATGAGGTTTTGAGTGAGTAAAACAGCAACAATCCAACTTGATCTTCAGCCGTATATTCAGGCTCCACCCCTAACATTGAATCAAATGTATGGGAGTGCTTGTGCAAGCGATGAGCTAACAATCTCCTCTTGGAGAGCAAAGTGGATAAGCAACATCACTCAGAACCTTAAAAACTTCGGTCCTTTTGCAGCAAAGGGAGTAGGGAATCTATTTCAACAGTGGCTCGGTTGTACTGCGATAGTCGCAGGATCAGGACCGAGCCTTGCCCTTAATATAGGGAAGTTGAAACACAGACCAAAGCACATCAAACTCATTTCATGTCTACACAATTTTCATGCAATGGAAGACAATGGTGCCGAGGTTGATTTCTACGTCAGTTTGGATGCAGGACCGATCACGATCACCGAAGTTTCCGAGGGTGGTTCTAAATCACCTGATGAATACTGGGAGATGACTGCAAACAGAAAGCTTATTGCGTTTATCGGAAGTGACCCGGAATTAGTCAAGAAGTGGCAAGGGGAACTCTACTTTTTTAACGCGCCAGTACCTGATGATAATTACATGATGGAAGTTGCTGCTATCGATCCTTTTCACCAGTTTGTTTCAAACGGTGGGAATGTCTTGGGAGCATCAACTTACATCGCAAAAGGCTGGCTGGGTGCAGTCACTCTTGTTTTTGTGGGAGCAGACTTCAGTTTTAGTAACAGAGAAAAAGTGAAATTCCACTATTGGGATTCACAATATGATGCTTCAATAGGTCAGACACAGCGAGTTGTGGATATTTACGGCAATTGTGTTCACACGTGGCCTTCATATTACAATTTCAAGTTGTGGTTTGATTATATTACGATGGTATGTCCAGGAATTTACATCAATGCAACTGAGGGTGGAACATTCGGTGCTTACCGAGAGGGTAACATCATGTCAGTTATGCAACTTGATTTGGACAAAGTATTTGATATGCATGCGATGAGTGATAAACTTAAGTATCGAGTTGAAAATCCATCTGGTCCCATTACTGGGAAGGATGTCATTCTTTTTTAAGAGGTATAAAATGGCTTACACAGTTACTCAAATAAAGACTGGTTTTGGTGACCAAAAGGTTCATATCTGTAACGTAACAGCTGACGCAGCGAGTGGAACTATTCCCACTGGCCTCAGTGTAATTACAGGCTATGCAGTCGGACCTATTTCGATGGCAACAGCTTCTCCAATCATGAAAGCAAGCGGTGGAACTGTTACAGTTTCAGCAGCAGCGAGTGGCGACAATTTCTTCTTAACCATCTACGGTCGTTAAGATGAGCACAATCGGACCTGTAAAGGTCTTCACAAAAACGATGGCAAGTGGTGCTACTACAGCATCATTTAGCGTAGGCGGTGGGTATAAAACCTATCAGCTTGCTATACCATCGATGGCTTCGGGTGGTGATGTTCGTCTTGGTGTATCTGTAGACGAGGGTGCTACTTACAAAACCTTGTATCATGCTCCAATCGTATCATCGACAACTCCAGTGCTATTCAACATTGCTTCAAGTGTTTCCAACATGATTGTGGGTGTACCACCTTTGGGGCAGCACTTTCAGGTATCGGTTACGACTGCTGCAACAGCAACAGCGTATCAATTTTCGGTTATTTGCACAGCATAAGGATATTACATGCTTGACTCTCAAGTTAAGGTTCATAACAAAAACGACTATGACTATTCCGAGAAGTTTCAAGGAAACGAGATCCATATTAAGTCTAAGGGCTATATCAAAATGGATTACGAGGAAGCCAATAGGTTTCTCGGTAAGATGCCGGACTTCAAGCGGCTAAAGGATGGCACCCAAGATCCACGGTCATACAAGTGGCTCGAGATGGATAAGGACGACAGAAAACGAGTTGAGATGAGCCTTAGAAATGAAACTGAGGAAAAGTCAAAGCGCATTTTTGTCTGCATGGCCTGCAAAAAAGAATTTGATAGTAAGGCAGCACTTATTAGACATTCAAAGGACGAGCATTCTGATATAATGGTAAAAACTGACGAGGATTAACATGAAACTAACGGGTAAATGGTGGGCAACATTATATGGTGCTCCTGACGAGATAAAGCAAACGCTTCATGGCAAAAACGTGATTGTGACAACTGGAAAGCAGTTTCTTGTTGACTATCTTGCGAGTGCTGCTGCTGCTGCATCGACATTTACCATGCGTTATGTAGCGATCGGCAACAACAACACAGGTGAAGCCGTTGGTGATACCGCTCTTGGTGGTGAACTGGCTCGGGTTTCTGCAACAGTATCTTCTGCAACTGGAATTTATCGCCTAGTAGCGACATTCGCAAGTTCTGTAGGCACCGGAAATATATACGAATATGGTGTTTTTTCGACTTTGACGAGTGGCGCTGGTACAATGTTTTCAAGAGACAACGAAGGCTTGATTACAAAAGGCGCTAATGATCAACTCGTCGTAACGACGGAAATCACCGTATCCTAACTGGGGTACAAGCGTGGCTGATTTAACTAAAACTATATCGAATACCCTACGTTTTTACGGTGTTGAACCTGCGAATAAGTGGGGTACTCTTGTTTGGGGAACTGACACATGGGCTTTTAGGGATGTCGAGTGGACATTTTATAAAGGCATAGCCAACACGTTGACCACTGATTCAGCGATCACTGGAAAAAACGCATGGAAACTGATCGAAGATGCTATCGACATCACAACTCTGATCTCAAGGGAATTTGGCTACTTCGTTAGTAGCTCATTTTCGATGTCGAGTGAGATTACAATCATAAATATAAGCAACAACAATTGGATCTTGTCAAAAGGCGGTGAGACAAACGCTCTACATTGGCCAGTTGACAACTTTAGTATCGTGGCAAATCCATCAACCTCATGGTCAGAAATTGCCACACCAACTACAACGTGGGTGAACACATGACAATGACTTTATCGGGTTTGACAGACTTTATCCGCTCTGCTTATAACTCTGCTGATGGTGATACCTTTTTCACTTCCAACTGGATGATCACACAGATTTGGGCAGCAGAGACACAGCTTGCCAATGAGGGCTGGGTCATTGAACAGACCTACTCCACTACCTCAACAGTAGGAGTTAGAACACTCGCGTGGCCAGTCAACTGCCTTGCAATCAAAGAGGTGAGGTACAAGGGTAAGAAGCTCTTGAAGGTTGATCTTGAGAATGATCCCAAAAACGATGAGAACAATCCTACTGGGGAGCCTCGAAGCTATACTGTTTGGGAAAAAGAGATCATCTTGTTTCCAAGTCCAGATACGACAGGTGATACGATTCAAATCAGGACATATCAAGCACCGTCGCAATTGGCTCTTGCAACTGATCCGCTTAACGTGCCTGAGGAGTATCAGATTTGTATTGCCGACAAGGTGATTGCAGAGATGGCCATAAAGGATCAGAACATTGCCCTTTCCCGGGAATACATGAACAAGTGGACCATGTGTGTGATTAAGGCCAAGCAGAATCAAAGGCGGCAAAAAAGGTCTGATAAACAGGCACGAACTAAAGATTATTATTTCGGCACTGATCCGATTTCTAATCTCTCAAACTATAACTATTGAGGTGGTAGATGGCTGGTTATTTTAACGTAGCATACCCACCGAATGAAGATTATGTGCGGTTCAACGGTGGTAAGAACAGCAAGATCCAAAAAAACATCATTCTCGACAATCAAAGTCCCGACTGTCTCAATGTCATTATTGATGATGATTCAGTTATAACGAGACCGGGTACTGCCAAGCTAAACACCTCATCAGTGGGATCATTTGCATGCGACGGGTTTTACACTCGTCATGAGAGGGATTCCACAGCAGAGACAATGTGTGCTTGGTTCGGTGGATCCTTGTTTACTTTGACGGGAGCAAGCACCTTTACGACGGTTCCCTCTGCTCAGTCGATATATACAGCAGGAACTAAGGTCTATGCCGTCGAATATCAGAACAATATGTTCTTTGGAGCAGGTCAAGGGAATATCCCGACTAAATATACTGGCAGCGAATTCAGCCGCCAAGGCATCTACCCAGCAACGGCTACAATGGGAGTATCCACAGCAACGACGGCCGGATCTTTGACAGGCTCATACCGATATGCAATGGCTTATGTGAATAGCTTTTTAGTGGAATCTGACTTAAATCCGCTTACTGGAACATTTACCGTGGCCTCAGGCATTGCAAGCCTATCGAGTATCCCAATAGCACCGAAATCATGGGGTGTCTCCACCAGGTCGATCTATAGAACAGACAATAGTGGGACAGTCTTATATTATGCTGGCAGCATCGCTAACAACACTGCAACGACTTATGTGGATGAGATCAATGACGCAGAACTGGGTGCTGAGGCAGCACTTGACCAGAATGTACCACCAAACTATGGCCCATGCCTTTATCATCAATCTCGATTGTTTGTTATCGGAAGATATCCAAGCGATTCATTTGATCGGGTGTACTACAGTGATATACAAAATCCTTATGTTTTTGGTACAACTAATTTTATCGATATTGGTGATAATACTAATGACATACCTGAAGGACTGAATCTTTGGGATAACTACCTTATTGTCACTGGTGCTCGTGGTACGACGTGGCTGATCTATATGCCAGACACCGATGATACCAACTGGGTACAGTTGAGACTTCGAAGCCAATATGGAAGTAAGTCCCATCTCGGTATGTTCTCAGCAATGAACTACCTTATTTTCCCGGCAGTAGAGCGTGACAAGTTTGTAGGTTTTGGTGCACTATCTGCCTCTGGCCTCGAAGCTACTGCATCGCAAACTGATGTTGGTGCTGTGGGTGCTGATCTTCTGTCAAACGTGATCGAAGATGAGATGTTTAACATCAGCAACGTCTATTTGAAAAACATTGCTTCGATAGTCTACAAAAATAAGGCATACATCACTGCTACAACAGGGAATTCGACCTATAATAACCGCATTTTTGTGTTCGATTTCTCGACTAATGGCCTACAAAAATCACAGAAGTACACATGGATCCCATGGACTGGTATCAATGCTGCTCAGTTCACGGTTTATAACGGAAACCTATACTATGCCAGTGCTGATCCCGTGGGTTTTGTCTATGCGATGAATCAGTCACCCTCGAATGATTCAGGAGTAGCGATCAACTCCTACTGGTGGTCAAAGGAATTCGGTGGTCAACCTGCTCACACCACTTGGTACAAGGATTGGCGCTTTTTGAACATCCTTTACGGTCTACTCGGTGATTTCAACATGGGTTTGACCATCCGAGTAGATTCGGATCAAGGCGATGGTACTACTTATGATCTCGACTGCTCACCCGGTTCAGAGACTTGGGGATCTTTAGTTTGGGGTAGTGACAACTGGGATGCAGGCCGAGGAACTAAGGATTTAAAATATCCGTTAGGTCAATTTCGTGGGAAAAGAATTCAGTTCAAATATAGCAACAAAAATACGGTTAACCAAAAATTCCAAGTAATCGGGATAAACTTGACCTATAACTTGAAGGGAAGAAGATAATGGCATGGTATAATAGTTCGAAGGATTTAAGCAAAAAACTAACACCAAGTAAGCAGGTAACAGCAGTGGCGACAGGCGGTTTATACACGCAAAAAACCGTAGGCGATGCATAATAGGCAGCAGAAAAGCAGCACAAAGCAGAGCTAGAACAACATATTGACAAAGAGACTG